GAGGATCCAGGTCCCGTCGATGCCGTCGCCGAAGCCGGTCAAGACGAGGGGCGACTCGGCGGCGAGCGCGGTGCGACCGGGCAGGCGCAGGCTCAGCTGCGCGGTGCCGCGCGCGAGGGCGGCGAGCTTGGCGGCGGCGGCGGTTTTGGCGGACTCGGCATCGGTGTACGTCTTGCGCAGGCGGTAGACGCCGGCCTCGGATGACGCGCCGGAGTCGCTGCCGGACTCTGCCGGGGTCCCGGCACGCTCCACCACCTCCTCGGCGGCGTCGCGATCGTACCAGCGGGCCTCCACGGCGGTGTAGCTGTCGCGATCCGCGAGGCTCACGCGCCAGTCCGTGACCTCCTCGGGGCGCAGGGTGACGGCCGGCAGGGCTTGCCCGCTCACGGTCTGGCCGGTGCCGCGCGGGGTAAACAACAGGGTGCCGACCTTCACCGTGGCGATGGCATCGAATTGGCGCGACAGCCGGGTGAGTAAGGCCAGGTCCGACTCGTTGGTCTGATCCAGGCGCGCGATCGGCTTGGACGCGAGCGTCGGGGCGGTCTTTCCGATCAGCCCGTTGGCGGCGGCGATCTCCGAGACGATTTTCCCGACCGTCGATGTCTCCCAGCTTTTGGTGCGGCGCACCTTGAGTCCCGACTCGCGCAGCTCCGCGGCACGGGCACGGATGGCCCAGCGGCGGGGCGGATTGGACAGCTCCACCTCGTCGACGGTGTACTCGCCCATCGCGACCGCGCCGGTGTGGGCGTAGCCCAGCGCCACCGCGAGCTTGGCGCCGTGGCGTGGCCACGGGATCTCCCCGCGCGGGTCGGCGATCTCCAAGGTCAGCTCGTCCGAGTCGATGCCGGCCTTGTCGGTGACCGAGAGCGTAACCAGGAACTCCCCGAGGCGCGCGCTGATGTCGGTGCCGTCGGCCGTGAGGGACCAGATCGGGCGCATGGATCAGTCCCACAGCCGGGTGGGTTGACGCACCGGCTCGGCGAGCTCCGGCAGGGTGACGCGCACCCCGGCCGGGTAGATCGGCCCGCGCTCGGCCAGGCCGACGTTGGCGGCGAGCACGGCCTCCACGGCGCCGCTCTGGCGCCCGTAATAGCGCCAGCAGATCCAGTCGAGCACATCGCCGTCGAGGGTGCGGTAGACGGTGCCGGACATGCTCAGATCCCCAGAATGCCGCGGATGGCGCCCACGACGGAGGTATCCGCGCGGATCGCCTCGGGGGCCTCTTCGCCGTAGTACGCCAGCCCGATGGAAAACTCCACCGACAGGGCCGAGCCGTCGGCCAAATGCCGGGTCTCGGTCTCCTCGAGGGTCTCGATCACCCAATAGCCCCAGAAGCGCCCGCGTCCGTCGACCAGGAGCAGCGGGTTGCCGGTGTCGGCATCGCGGCGCATGGCCTCGAGCTGCCAGGAGCCGGAGCGCCCGCCGAGACCGGGGACGCTCAAGCCGAGCCGAGTGAGTGCGCTGTTGGCGCTGGCAATGGTGCCGAGCGCACTGGTGAGCGCGGGCACGCGCGCGAGCAGGTTGGGCAGACCGAGCAGGCCCTTGTAATGCGGATGGATAACCCCGTCGAGCTGGATGGTCTGCTCCCCGGGCCCGACGAATTGGCGCACCGGATGCGCGCCGAGGCGCTCTTGCGCGGGCCAACGCCAGGCGGCGGAGCGGGTGAGGCTCTGGTAAGCCGCCGTGGAGAGCCCGAAGCGGTAGGAGCCGAGCGCCATCATGACCTCAAGCATCGTCGCGCCTCACATGTCGTCGGGTTGGTCGTAGAGGGCGCCGGCCAGGCGTCGGCCGACCTCGCGCCCGGCCTTGGAGACCTCCTCGCGCACCAGGGCGGCGAGCTGCTTGGGGTCGGCTCCGGAGGGGGCGGTAATGGAGACGCTGATGGGCATGGAGACCTCGCCGCGCCCTGCTCCGCGGCGCCCCGGAGCGGCTTGCGCGGCGGCGGCGATGCGTTGCGGTGCCGGCTCGGCGACGCGGGCGCGGGCGTCGCGCAGCCAGCCCAGGCGGCGTTCGTCGCGCGCCTGCGACTCGGGGTCGTCGGCCATCAGGGCACGCAGGCGCTCGGCCGGTTGCGCGCGTGCGGCGCCCGGTACGCGCTCCACGGCGGCTCTGGCGGGCGTCGCGACCGGCGCAACGGGCACGCGCTCCACCGTCGCCTGTGCCGGGGCCAACGCCAGCGGTGCGGCGACCAGGGGCACGGCGGCGAGCTTCCCGGCCAACGCACCCATGTCTTTGAGCAGTGCCGGGATGGTCTGCGTCATGCCGACCTGCAGCCCGGCGACCAGATTGGCGCCGATGTCGGCGAACACGCGCGAGGGCGACTGCACCTTGAGCGGGGATTTCAGCCAGCCCGGGATGACGTCGCCGAGACCGGAGACCCACGCCTTGAAGCCTTCCCACTTGGAGAGCCAGCCGTTCCACAGCCCCTGGACGATGTCCGAGCCGATCTGGACGCCTACGACCTGGGGCTGACGCCCTGCTGTCGCGGCGTCGCGTACAGCACGGCCCGCGCATCCGACGCGGCGGCGGCCTAGGAGGAGCCCATGCAGGACCCGACGCCCATCATCAAAGACCTGGTCGACCAGCTCGAGCACGCGCACGACATCCTCTCGGAACTGGACTTTTCCGGCTGCGAGGAGCGCCGGCCCGAGACCGACGAGGCAATCGAGCGCGCCGACGTCCTCGCGCGCGCCAACGCCTACCTGACCGCCCGCCACAACGCCGACCTCTTCGAGCAGGAGCCCGCCGCGTGAAAGCCGACCAAACCGGCACCCACTGCGAGCAGCAACGCGCGCGTGTGGGTTGGCGCAATGCCACCCAGACCGCCTTCATCGGCGACCGCGCAGAGCGCTGCTGCACCTGCCTGCACTGGGCAGGCTCCGACATCGACACCCGCGCGCAGTGCGCGCTGATGCGCTGCGGCACCGGTCGCAACGCCTCCTGCGAGCGGCATGCGCCCAACGGGCGGCGCAAGGCAAGGTCGGCCGCATGACCACCGCCTACCGCCTCGACTGGTCCGTCTTGCTCAACCGGCTGCGCGCACGCAGCAACACCCCGCTCACGCAGGTCGGCAAACGTGTCGGCATGTGCGAGCGGACCATCAACCGTCTGGCGCGCGGGGAGATCGCCGAGCCGCGCTTCTCCCAAGCCATGCAGCTGCTGGACCTCGCGGCCGACAACCTCGACCCGCGCGACTGGCACGACATCCACAGGTAAACGCCATGCCGAAATCACGCCAATGGACGCCCGAGGAAGACGCCCGCCTGCTCGCCTTGCAGGCCGCTGGACACTCCGCCGAGGGCATCGTCGAGCACCTGCCGGTGCGCGACGGCATGCCCTACTCCCGCCACCAAATCATCAAGCGCTGCCGCGAGCTCGGCATCAAGCCCCGCGGTCGCCGCTTCGGGCCCGGGGCGCGCTTCAACGATCGTGAGATCGAGCGGATGCAGCGTGCCTACCAAGCCGGCGCCACCATGAAACAGCTCGCCAAAGATCACGGCTGCGGGCCCGAGACCATCCGCCAGATGGTCCTCGCCGGCATCCTGGCGCGCGACACCGACGCCCCCCGCGCGGATCCGGGCGCGGTGCGCGCCGGCACTGCCGAGCGCCCGCGCAGCGCCCGACCGGCCTGCCGGGCGGGCGTGCCGGACGCGCCGTCCTCCGATCTGTGGCGCCTGTGGGAGCGCGCCGAGCAGCGCGTGCGCGCGGTGGCGGCATGAAAAACTCCTTGGCCGACCTGACCGATCACCTCTTCGTCGCTCTCGAGCGCCTCAACGACGAAGCGCTCGCCCCGGACGTAGTGCGCAGCGAGATCCAGCGCGCCAACGCCATCGCCACCGTGGCGCGCGAGATCATCGGCGCCGGCAATCTCGCCGTGAACGCCGCGCGCGTGCTCTCGGATGATCCGAGCCGCCCCGGGCCGCGCCTGCTCGGGCTCGCCGGGCCGGCCGATGCGGGAAAGGGCCCGCGATGAACGGACACGCCTACAGCCGCGCCGAGCTGCGCTGGCTCGAGCGCATGCGTGCGCGCGTGCCCATATCCGTGCTCGGCGCGCGCTTTCGGGCGCGCTTCGGGCGAAACATCAACGACCACGCGCTTGCTCAGACCTGTACGCGGCGCGGCTTCCGAGCCGGCACCGACGGCCGTTTCGTGCGCGGCCAGACGCCTTGGAACCACGGCAAAAGCGTGCGCGTCTCGCAGCGCACCGAGTTTCGGCCCGGCAACCGCCCGAGCGCCATGCGCGTCGTCGGCGAATACCGGCAAATCGACGGACGCTGGCTGCTCAAGGTGCGCGAGACCGGCGTGAAAGGCCACAGCCGCCGCGATTGGGAGTATGTCACGCATCTGACCTGGGGCGCCCATCACGGCCCCGTGCCTGCCGGGCATGTCGTCATGGTCCTGGACAAGGACGAGGACGCCTGTCTGGACATCGACAACCTTGCCTGCGTCTCCCGCGCCGTCCTGGCGCGCGCCAACCAGGACGGCTACGCCGGGCTCCCGCCCGATCGCGCCCTGCGGCGTGCCGCACTCGCCGCGGCCGCCTTGCGCCAAGGCGCGTGGGATGCTGCGCGCCGCGGCGGGTTGAGCCTTTACGAGCGCCGCCGTCTGCTGCGCAGCCAAGGCGCGCGCACTCCAGTGCCGGGAGCATGAACCGATGGCCTATCACGATACGACATGCGTCTGCGGCAACAAGAAGCCGACCGATACCCTGCTGTGCGATGAATGCCGCCAGGCCGCCGACCAGACGACCTGGACGATCTACACGCAAAGCGAACGCTTCAGCAACGCCATCAGAAGGTCGGCCGCGATTCGATTGCTGTCCGCCGCACGCCGGAGAAACCGGACATAAGACCTTTACCGACCCGCATTGGAGTTGCTGCCGCTATGAGCGATCAAGCCCCCCGCTGGGAGCGCGCCTTCGTGAATCGATGGGGAAATTACGACGGCTATCGATTCGGCGATTTTCAGTCAGGGTGCGCCAACGTGCGCGAATGTGTCGGCGTGTCGGGTATTGCGCGCATCCCGCGCACGCCCATGCCGATCGGCCGATCTGCGAGCGCGAATGCGCCTGCGAGCTTTGCCCGTGCGTGGAGATCGACATCGAAGACGGCGACGACGCGCACTACTCGGAAGGCGATCAGCCGATCCTGGTGAAAGACAAACGTCACGACAGGGGCGCGGAGAGGCGACGACTTTTCTGGCGACGGAGAATCAGTAATTGGTGAAGCAAAGCGACGTGGCGACTATGACAACCACAACGCCGGGCGCGGCTCGGCTGGAGCGAATTGTTATGCAATTTGATGAGTGGTACGCGACGCAAAACGAGGACCACATCGATGAAATCTCGGCGCATGAAGGCTGGGACGCGGCGTTTGCCGAGCATAAGCGGCTTCTTCGAGCGCGGCCGATCGATGAATGGCACGAAGACATCGGCGATGTGCTTTGGTGGTTTTTCCCAATCGAAGAGCCTCCGTATTGCGGCACGCCAAACGACAGCGATTGGCCTGGGAGCTATTTGACGCACTGGTCCATGATCCCGATCCCCTTTACCGCATAACGTCCGCCTAGCCGGCCCGCGCCGGCACAGAGCAAAAGACAACCACAACGCCGGGCGCGGGCTCGGTTCTTAAAGCGAAGGTTAGACTATGAGATACAGACCGGATCTTGAGAATATCGAGGACGTGCTCGACCGGTGCGAGCCGACATGGGCGCGCGATGAACAGCGCGACATGATTGACGACGACAAAATCCGCGCCGCATGGGAAGAGTACGCCGGCCCATTCGCAGGAGGCGACGGCATTCATCCTTATTCGCGCGGGTATCGGGATGGGTATGCGGCGGCGATGCGCGAGATCGCGGAGCGCGCCGTTGCTGGCGGATATCAGCCCATCGACGATTGTTCGCAGCCGGTTGCGCCTGGTGAAAAATGATGATCAAACTGTCAGATGGATGCTACGTTGCCGCAGATCAGATTGCAGAGGTTAAGGTCAGCGAACATCGGACGCATATCACGGTTCGCACGAAAGACGGAATCGGTCACGTTCACGAGCCAGCATTGGGCGAGAGCGTCTATTATGCGCTCGATAGGCTCGTTTCACAGATAAACGCACAGGGTTGCGAATGAACACCGCCTTCCTCCTCCTCGCCGAGCACAACCGCGCCATCCTCCCGCTCGAAGATGTCGCAACTCGCTACCTCGGCATCAGCGCTCGCGTCGCTCAGGCTCGCGCGACACGCGGAGAACTGCCGTTTCCGGCCTTTCAGCCCGGATCGCAGAAAGGGCCGTGGCTGGTGAATATCGCCGATCTCGCGGCTTGGCTGGACGCGGAGCGGGATAAGGCGGCGGCGGAAGTTGACAAGCGGAGGGTGGCGTGAATACATACGAGACGCAGGCGGTGCATGTCGACACTGGAGAAAGAGTTATTCTCACATACAGGCTGCGCGAGACGCCATCAGGGCATAAATGGCCGGAGTTACTTTTCGTCAAGCCAAATGCCGATCGCGTTAGGTCCTGCAATGGTTTATGTGACGAGCGGGGCCGGTGATGACAAGTGACATCCATGAAGCCAATAACACCCTCATCGCGAGGCTGCGAGCGGAAGGCAGTCCGCTCAGCATCGAGGCCGCAGACAAGATTGAGGCGCTTCGACGGCGCGGAAAGTTTTGGCACAGGACGGCATTGGACGAGCGCGCCTTGCGGCTTGATGCCGCACGAAAGATAGCTCAGTTTGCTGCGAATAACCGCAGATATAATGAGTATATAAAGGCAGCAGAGGCCGATATTGCGATGTATAAAAAAGCTCTGAAGCGCTGCGAAGGATGGCGCGATCGGTATCTTTCGACGCCTGCCGACAAGCATGAGATAACGGAGTTGCAGAATGATCATAGCTCCTAAAATCGGCCAAAACGTCCGCATCCGCTATAACAAGCGCATCGCCGGATTCATGCCGCTGCATGACAAGACGGGGCGCGTGACGCTGAGCAGTCGCGGAAAGCCTCGCAATCATGAGGTTGAGATTGATGGCGTTCGGTATTGCGTTCCGTGCGGTAACATCATTCCGGTTTAAAGGTGGCGCAACATGAATCAGACATCACTTAACAACAACGGCGATGATTCACGTGCTCTTTTGGAGCCGCTTGTTGGACTTGAGTATGGCTTCGCGATTTATTCCATCTTTGAGCCAATGTTTGAATCATGGATGGACGACAACGACAAGGCTGAATTTATGGTGCTGGCGTTGGCTGCAACAAATAAAACCCTGCATGATTTGGATCGCGACATAGCAACTGGCGTTGCCAATGGCTGTCCGGTGGAAACGCAAATTGAACTATGTCGACGTCTGCACTGTTCTAGCTAGTGCAGCACAGAGCAGAAGATAGCCACAACGCCGGGCGCGGGCTCGGCTGGAGCGACTTGTTAGCTATGGACCCAATCTCAGCAAATTTTTTCATATTTGGAGAAGTACCTGCCTTTGCAATTCGGCGCCTTCCTGAATGCCCGAGGGTAGGGGAAAGAGTGGTTTTCAATGACGTGCGCTATGAGGTTGTGAGGGTTGAATGGTGCTTAGATATCGGCGCCACAGAACGTGGCACGAGAGTCAATATCGAGCTTTCTTTGTTGTCTGGCTAACGTTCAGCTTAAACCGGCCCCGCTCGCCACGGGGCCGGAGATACACGAAAACGCCCGTGGCGGGGCTCGGTTTTGAAGCGAAGGTTAGGCTATGGCGCTCTATTACGATGGCGATCTTGACGCAGACCTTGCCGCGCTTGAGGCATCTAAGGACGGCGATTTTGCCAAGGACCTCGACAGGATCGGCTTGCTGATCGGATACGGCCGATCGCAACAGATTCTTCAACTCCTTTGGGCTCGTCACCTGCGCGAAAAAGGATTGCCGCCTGCTGGCGCGCTGTTCCGGTGACCATGAAACGCCTCTACCAACGCCAAGCCGCCGCCGAATACCTCGGCATGAGTCCGCGCAGCTTCGACGTGCTCGTCAAGCCGACGCTGCCCTACATCCTGGTGGGGCGCACCGGCCGGCGCTACGACGCGCGCGACCTTGACACCTGGGTCGACTCCCAGCCTAAACTGAAGCCGACGGGCGTCTCGCACGCAGAGGAGACGACATGCACGACCAAGACCACGTCAAGCCAAAGGGCCTCAAGCTGCGAGGCCAAATCTGGTGGATCGACAAGACCGTCGGCGCCGGGGAACGCCGCCGACAACTACGCGAGAGCACTGGCTGCCGCACGCTCGCCGAGGCCGTCGAGGTCCTGAGGCGACGCGAGCGTGAACTCTCCGGAATCTCCGGAATCTCCGGACAGTTCGCGGACCCGCACGAGCGGCGCTTCTACGAGGCCGCGGCCGAGTACATCGCAGACCTCGAGCGCCGCGGCAAATCCAGCAAACGGGCCGACTACGCCCTGAAATCCATCATGCCCGAGATCGGCAACTTACCCCTGAGCCACATCCATCAGCGCGCCATTCAGCCCTGGGTCGACGCCCAGCGCGGCGCGCGCTCGAGCGCCACCGTGGAGCGCACACTGCAGGTCGTCTCCACCGTCCTGCGCTACGCCGCCGAAGTCCTGCGCGACGGCAACCGCCCCTGGCTCAATACCGCCCCGCCGCGCCTGAGCGCCCCGGACTGGGGCGCACGCCAACCCCGGCCGATCACCTGGGAAGAGCAGGACCGGCTCATCCAGGCGCTGCCCGCGCACCTCGTCGCCCCCGTGCTCGTCGCCGTGCACACCGGTGCGCGACAAGCCGAGGTCGTCTCCCTGTCCTGGCGGCAAC